ACTTTGATGATGAATTCTGGGCTGAAATGTCTGAAGTCATTGGTGGTGCCACGGCCAAGGGTTTTGACTATCTGTATGGATTCAAAAACCATGAAGACAGACTTGCATTCCAGTATGCTGACAGTCTGGGTGTGGTGGAAGTCCGTGCAAAGGACACTGATGATGGTTGTGAATACATCATTTACTGGTATGTGGAACGGGTTGGCAAAGACAAGAAGCTGATCAAGCGGATTCAGATCCATGACAAGGATCAGATCTGGTTCTATATGCAGGTGGATGATGGGAAGATTGTTCTGGATGACAACCAGTTGATCAACCCCAGACCCAATGTGGTGTGGACGGATCCCAAGACCGGTGCCGTGTATGGTGACAGTCTTGGATTCATTCCCTTCTGGCGGCTGGACTACAACATGAAGCAGTTCAGCGCATTGAAGCCCATCAAGGGTCTGATTGATGACTATGATCTGATGGAATGCGGCCTGTCCAACAATGTACAGGACTTTGACACCCCCATCCATCTGGTGAAGGGTTTCAATGGTGACAATCTGAATGAACTTCAGCAGAACATCAAGACCAAGAAGATCATGGGTGTGGATTCTGATGGTGGTCTGGATGTCCTGACTGTGGACATTCCGTATCAGGCCAGAAAGACCAAGGCAGATGAAGATGAGAAAAACATCTATCGTTTCGGCATGGCCTTCAATTCTTCCCAGATGGGTGACGGCAACATCACCAATGTTGTGATCAGATCCAGATATACCCTGTTGGAACTGAAGGCAGACAAGCTGGAAAAGCGGCTGAAGCGGTTCCTGAAGCCCATCATCCGTGTGGTGCTGGATGAAATCAACACCAAGCACAAGACGGATTATCAGGTCAGTGATGTGGAAATCCACTTTGATCACATTATTCCTACCAATGAACAGGAAAATGTCCAGAATGCCAAGATGGAAGCTGAAACCCAGCAGATCAAGATCAACACCATCCTGAACGTTGCGGCCAATGTGGGTGATGAACAGACCCTGAAGGCCATCTGTGATGAAATGGATTGGGACTTTGATGAACTTCAGGATCAGCTGGAAAAGCTGAATGAAGAAGGCAATCTTGATGATGCAATGGCTACACTGGAAGGTGTGGTGACCGATGAACAGAAGGCAGAAGCAGGTTCAACAGCAATTCCTGAATAATGAAAAGGCCGTCATTGCGCGGCTACAATACCTTTATGATCAGGCACTGTCTGAAGTCAATGCAAAAATCAGGAATCTGGAATTCAGCATTGGTGACCTGACTGAAGAATATGAATGGTTGGATGATGGTGATCCCCAGAAGGAAATCATCAAGTCCAAGATTCAGTCCAAGATCTATCAGAAACAGTACCAGCAAGTCATTCAGGATCAGCTGGATGGTATTCTGAAGAAGATGCAGACTGAAGAATTCCTGACCGTTTCGGATTATCTTGACACCTGCTATGAAGACGGATTTGTTGGAAGCCTGTTTGACCTGCATGGTCAGAATGTGCCAATGCTGATGCCGTTGGATCAGGAAGCCATGGTCAATGCAGTCCAGTTGGAATCCAAGATCAGTGAAGGTCTGTATACCAGACTGGGTGAAGACGTGGGTGTTCTGAAGAAACGCATCACATCTGAAGTCACCCGGTCAATTGCCACCGGTGCCAGCTGGGCACAGATGGCAAAGCGTCTTGAAAATCAAACCAAAATCGGCTATAACAGATCCATCAGAATTGCCAGAACGGAAGGTCACCGGATTCAATGCCGTGCCGCAGACGATGCCGCACATCAGGCCAAGGAACGGGGTGCCGATGTGGCAAAACAGTGGGATGCAACACTGGACGGAAAGACCCGTGAATCCCATGTTGCTGTTGATGGTGAAATCCGTGAAATCGGTGAACGCTTCAGCAATGGCCTGATGTATCCCGGTGATCCTGCTGGTGGTGCCGCTGAAGTGGTCAACTGCCGATGTGGTTACCTGCAACGGGCAAGATGGGCATTGGAAGGTGGATTCACCAAATGGAACAACTTCAGTGATCAGCTTGAATCTTTTGAAAGTCCGGAAGATTATGCTGAATTCAAGAAGGCATTCTTCAGCCCTGAAAACAAGAAATACATGAACTATGTCCAGCAGATGCAGGACAAATATGGCACCAAAGACTTTGCCAAGGTTCTGGATCAGATGACCACACGGGAATACAATCATTATTCCAAACTGCTGGCCAATGATCCGGTGTATAATAAGAAGGCACCGGTAAAACGCGATACTGTGAAGTTGACCACGGACATGTTTCCGCGCTCCTTTACTGCAACAAAAGCGGAAGCCAAGAACACGCAGGCCATCGTGGATCTTATCAATGGTTATACGGATGCGGATCCCAATGTGGTGGAACTGTATTCCAAGATCGGCAAGTTGGAAAACATCGAAAGTCAGGGAATTCCGTTCAAGGTTAAACATCTAAAGTCTTCCCATGTGAATTATCGTTATAGACTTTCCAATGGACATTTGACAGAAGCTGAAATCAGCTATCCCAAACTGACACCGGAAAACCCCATTGGTGAGTTGAACACCACACTGCATGAACAGATGCACCTGATGGACATGTATTGCCGTACAGATCCCAAAAAGGCAGGCGGTTGGTTCAGTTCCAGTAGGACATCGCTTGTCGATGTATTCAAAAATACTTCTGCGGAACTGTCCGATGATATGTCGGCATTGTTCAAGGAACTTAAAACCGAATATGACAAAACAACTGATGCAGTCCGTGTTGTATACAAGGAAAAGCGGGAAATGCTCAAGTTGTCATATTATCCTGACGGCAATGTCAGGGTGTGGGATGATTTGGACAAATATGAGAAGTACCACAAAGAAGCGAAAAAGATTGACAAGTGGTTTGATGAAGAACTTGACTATCAACATCGCAACATGATGGGTGGCGGCATCAACAATCTACAAGATATTTATGATGCGCTGTCCGGTGGCCGTTTCCGTGACAATGGAACAGTCATATATGGACATGGTTCAAGATACTATGCTGATAGGAATCAGAGAATTCAAGAAACCATTGCAAACTATGGTGCACTGAGTGTGACAAGACCTGATTTGATTGAAATGTTGAAGAAGGACAAGCCGGAATTGGTTGCGGAATTGGAAGCAACCGTGAAGGCAATGTTGGAAAAGGCGGGTGAATAAACATGACAGAAATTGAACTGATGATGAAAAAAGAAGAAATTCGTGAACTGCTGTCTGAAGTTTATGTACCTGAACTGAAGTTTTTTGATCGTGACAGCAATGAAATGCTTGATGAAAAAATTGAAGTTTTGGAAGCCCTGAAGGTGGGGAAGACCATTGGAGAAATCCCACATTTTTACGATGTACTCGAACTAATACCGAAAAACGGTATTTGGGATTAAATATCAACCACCGGAAACCCCGGTGGTTTTTTCATGCAAAAAAGAAGGTGACTATATATGGCACATAAACATAGTGTGTATGATTCTGACACACACTTCACAGTCAATCCCATCACACGGACATTGAAGAATGAAGGTTCTATCAAGACCACAATCATGCAGTATGACCACAACAGTGAACGCTTCACCTTTGAGATCCCCCGGTATATTGAAAGACATGACATGTCCCAGTGTAACCGGGTGGAAATTCACTATCGGAATGGTGCCAATTCCGGCATGTATGTGGTGGATGATTTTCAGGTCAGCCCCAACGGTGATGATGCTGTCATCTGTTCGTGGTTGATCAGTCAGAATGCCACACGACTTGCCGCCGCGCTTGAATTCCGACTGACTTTCAAATGTATTGCGGATGATGGTTCCCTTGAATACATGTGGAGTACCGCAATGTACAAGGGTATTTCCGTTTCCAGTGGTATCCATACTTCAGAAGACATTGTTGAACAACATGCCGATGTTCTGGAACAGTGGCGGCAGGAACTGATTGGTGCTGGTGGTGCAACGGATGAACAAGTTGCAAAGGCCGTGTCAGACTATTTGGATGAACACCCCGTGTCCGGTGGTTCTGTGGTAAGGATTGCTGAAGTTGATCTGGTGGCATCTGCATGGGTTGGTGCGGCAAGTCCCTATTCCCAAGTTGTCAATATTCCCGGTGTCACCATGTACAGTCAGGTGGACTTGACCCCCAGCGTGGAACAGCTGGCCATCTTCCATGACAAAGATCTTTCCTTTGTTACGGAAAATGAAAACGGGATTGTGACTGTTTATGCCATCGGACAGAAGCCTGAAAATGATTATGTCATTCAGGTGACCATCAAAGAGGTGAGCACATGAAAATTATTGGCAATACAGTCGGCATGGGATTACCCAAGCCGAACCTGATGCAGACGGATCCCGCAAAGGGTGACTATGTTAAAGGCAAAGAAGAATTCGTGGAACAGTTTGGTTCCGGTTCTGGTGAATCAGGGGGTGCAGATGGTTTTTCCCCCATTGCTAACGTTACCCAGACCGAGGACGGAGCTGTTATCTCTATCACCGACAAGAGCGGTACAACTACGGCGACCGTAACGAACGGTAAGGACGGTAAGGACGGTACGAACGGCATTAATGCGTCAATCACGGGAGCGACAGCGACAGTCGACAACAATGTCGGAACACCTAGCGTAAATGTTGTTACGGGCGGCGGATTGTATGCGAGAAGTTTTACTTTTAACTTCAAGAATCTGAAGGGCAACCCCGGCAAAGATGGTACAAGTATTTCCGTTTCTTCTGTTTCTGAATCCACAGAAGACGGTGGAAGCAATGTTGTCACATTCTCCGATGGTAAGACTGTTTCTATCAAGAACGGACAGACTGGTGCAAAGGGCGATAAAGGTGACAGCATCAAGGGTGATACTGGCAGTCCCGGTGCTGATGGTTTCAGCCCCACGGTGGCTGTCAGCAAGTCTGGTAAAGTTACCACCATTTCCATCACGGATAAGAACGGAACAAAGACCGCAACCATCAATGATGGTGCGGACGGACAGGACGGAGAAGACGCCACTGTTCCCAATGCTGTTCCTTCTTACTGGCAGACAGCCCTTGATGAAGGTGCAGAAGCAATCAATACCGCTTTGTGTGAAGCTGGCAGAAACAAGTCTGCTTTCCTGTTCTATTCCGATGTCCACTGGAACTATGGTTCGCAGATGGCTCCCACACTACTGAAATATCTGTACGAACACACAGGCATGACAAGAACATTCTTCGGCGGTGATATCGTCAACAATGAAGCTGATGATTACGATACCATGAAGTATCTGTGGGACTGGCGTAACCAGTTAAAGGGTTTGCCGAATCATCATAGTGTTGTCGGAAACCATGATGACGGAAACACCACAAACAATCTGTTCTCCGAGCAGTACGTTTATGGTTATCTGTTAGCGGCAGAAGAAACCCCGGACATCACAAGGGGTGACAGCGGTCTGTATTACTACGTTGACAACTCGGCAGAAAAGACCCGGTATCTGTGCCTTGATACTGCCTACAAGGGTATTGATTCTGACCAGACAGCCTTTATCACAGAAGCACTGAAAAGCACTCCTGCAAACTGGCATATCGTGGTTGTCGCACACATCTGGTATCAGCCTGATTACACACAGTCCAGTGTCAGACCGATTCCGATTACTGGACTTGATTCCGGTGCATCTACTGTTGCTACTTTGCTGGATAGCTACAATGCCAGAAGCGGAGATTTTGCCGAGTGCGGTGCATGGGTGGAGTTCTGTATCGGTGGTCATGTTCATACCGACTATGACGGTCAGACTCCCGGCGGTATTCCTATCATTCTGGTAGAAACGGACAGTCAGCACACCAGAGGAACGTACACCTACACCGCAGGAACTACCACTGAAAGTTCTGTCAATGGTATCGTTGCCGATTATGACAATGGTAAAATCCATGTGGTCAGAATCGGCAGAGGCGAAAGCCGGGAAATCACGGTATCTGACACCGTTGTCAGTTATACCAACGTACTGCCCCTGTCGTTGGCGGCTGACGGTGTGAGTGTTTACAATGCAGACGGCACCCCGGGCTATAAGGTGAATACGAGATGGAGTCAAAGTAGCCAAGCAGACCAAGGCAGAGATGGACAGTATATCACGGGTTGGGTTCCTCTGAAACAGCACGATGTATTACGTTTCAAAAATATGACTATGGGTTCAGATATCACAATTCTTTATGCCGATTCCCCCGGTAGTACGACGGGAAGTGTTGGTTATGATACGGCTTTAAGTTGGAATGGTGTTAAAGATTCTTCCGATAATTTAATTCAATTTGAATGGATGAATACGCAACCGTACATCCGTATTCAGTGTACTTACATCGGTGATGATTCCATTATCACCATCAACGAGGAAATCGACTAACCATAAAGCACCATCCTTCACTGGGGTGGTGCTTTTTATATGGGGATGTGGCCAAGTGGTAAGGCAACAGGTTTTGACCCTGTGATCCGGTGGTTCAAGTCCATCCATCCCAGCCATATTTCACCGGGGACGGTGTAAAACATCTATTCCAAAACCGGGATGCAACCCCGTATAAAAGCGTAGAAAGGAATTGATCAAGTATGACATTGCAGGAAATTATGAAGGCCAAGGGTATTGCTGATGACATCATTGAATCCATCGTTGGTGAAATGAAGTCCAACAAGATCTTCACCACCAGCCATGAAAACATGGATGTCAGATATCCCAAGCTGAAGGCAGACCATGACAATCTGGTTGCCCAGCACGGTGAATCCACCAAGCTGATTGACCAGTTCAAGGTGGATGCCAAGGGCAATGAAGCACTTCAGGGCAAGATCACCGCACATGAAGCAACCATTGCACAGCTTCAGAAACAGCTGAAGCAGACCCAACTGGAAGCGGCCATTCAGGTTGCACTGGTTGGTGCCAAGGCCACTGATGTTCCCTATCTGACTTTCCAGATGAAGCAGAAGGGTGAACTTGAACTGGATGATCAGGGCAAGATCAAGGGCATTGATGACATGCTGGCCG